TTAATTGCTACAAAATTTTTAAAACACTTGACAAAGACCTAAATATAGTATATAATAAACTATACAATGGAGTTAAAATATGAAATTAAGATATAGCGAAGCATTCTATTCTGTACAAGGTGAAGGTAAATTTGTAGGAGTACCTAGTGTGTTCTTACGTACCTTTGGTTGTAACTTCCGTTGCATGAACTTTGGCCTAGATAGAAGCGAGCCAATGCGTGATGTAAAACAAAAAACAGGTATTATACACAATCAAGAAGTACAAGGCTTATTAGATAGTGATATACATAACACTACTAAAGAGTTTAATGACTTACCAATTATACACACAGGATGTGATACATATGCAAGTATCTATCCTGAATTTAAAAAATTTAATAGACAAGCTACAGTTGAAGAAGTTGTAGAACATTTACTTTCACTTACTCCTAACGGTAAGTGGACACAAGATAACGGCCAAGACATACACTTAATTATGACAGGCGGCGAACCGTTGTTGGCGTGGCAACGATTGTACGTAGAACTATTTGAACATCCACGCATGCAGGATTTAAAAAATGTTACATTTGAAACAAACACTACACAAAACTTACACGATGATCTCTACAACTATCTCAACGACAACGACAGGATTACTGTCACATGGTCATGCTCCCCAAAACTTAGTGTTAGTGGAGAACCTTGGGATACTGCTATTAAACCTAAAGTTGCTCATGAGTACAGTCTTGTGGACGGCAGTGACTTGTATCTCAAGTTTGTTGTCGCTGATCGTACTGATATTGAAGAAGCTGGTAGAGCTGTTGACGCTTACCGCAAAGCAGGTGTGGAATGTCCTGTGTATCTTATGCCGTTGGGCGGCAGGAGCGAAGAATATAACCTCAATGTTCAAGAAGTCGCAAACATATGCATGGAAAAAGGATGGCGGTTTACACCCAGACTACACATCAGTCTCTTCGGAAACGCATGGGGTACATAAGAACAGTCAGTTGGAAAAGGCTATGAAGGCACCAATTGATCAAGACGCAATAAGGAAGGCAGGATGGTAAATATGAAATGGTTAGATAAACTAACAGGCAAGAAACAAAAAACTGAAGTAAAGCAAGAAAAAGAACTAACTTCAGAAGAACAACGCAGAGCTATTCTTGATAAAGAAAAAGAAGAAGCAACTGCTAAAGGCGAAGCGTGGGTTGCAGTACTAGATACACAAGTAAATCCAGAGAATATTCGAAACGGGTTCTTTGAGATCGATTGGAACAATCAATTTATTGAAGAATTACTTGATGTAGGTTATACCGGAGAAACAAACGAAGAAATTGTTGATCAATGGTTTAGAACTGTTGTATCACAAATGCTTGAAGAAGAAGGACACAGCACAACAGATAGAGGTGCTGGTTATGTTAATGTAGTTCCGCTTTCAAAAGGCAAAAGCGAAGTAAGTTAATGGTTGACAAATCGTATATAATCGTATATAATCGTATATATAAACAACAATAGGCAAACTAATGGCAACTTATATTCTAGTAGATACAGCTAACACATTTTTTCGTGCTAGGCATGTAGTACGTGGCGACATTGACACTAAGGTAGGTATGGCAATGCATATTACACTTAGCGGTGTTAAGAAAGCATGGCGTGACTTTAATGCTGATCATGTTGTGTTTTGTTTAGAAGGACGCAGTTGGCGCAAAGACTTTTATGAGCCTTACAAACGTAATAGACAAGTAGCACGTGATAAGATGACTGTAACTGAGTCAGAAGAAGACAAAGTGTTTTGGGAAATCTTTGACGAGTTTAAAGACTTTGTTACAGAGAAGACTAATTGCACTGTTATGCGACATCCGCAACTAGAAGCAGATGATCTTATTGCTGGTTGGGTACAAGCACATCCTAATGACAATCATGTTATTATTAGTACTGACGGTGACTTTGCACAACTAATTGCTCCTAATGTAAAGCAGTATAACGGCATACAAAACACTATCATTACACACGAAGGTTACTTTGATGATAAGAAACTAGAGCCAGTAATTGATAAGAAAACTAAAGAAGCTAAGCCTGCACCCGATCCTGCATTTATGTTGTTTGAGAAGTGTATGCGTGGCGACACTAGTGACAATGTGTTTAGTGCTTACCCTGGTGTACGCAAGAAAGGTACTAAGAACAAAGTAGGTCTTATTGAAGCATTTGCAGACAAGGACACTAAAGGCTACAACTGGAATAACATGATGCTACAGCGTTGGGTAGATCATGAAGGTGCAGAGCATCGTGTACTAGATGACTACAATCGTAATGTTGTACTGTGCGACTTATCTGCACAGCCCGGTAACATTAGAAGTATTATTAATGACGTTATAGAAGATAATATGACGCCTAAAGAAGTGACGCAAGTAGGCATGCGTCTTATGAAGTTTTGTGCTAAATGGGATATGCAACGTATTGCAGACCAGGCACAACAATTTGCAGAACCATTACAAGCGAGGTATCCACAGTGACAATAAAAGCAAAAGAAGTTTTAAAAGGTAAATTTTGGATTGTTGAAGAAAACGGCAACAAAGTAGGTACTCTTAGTGCGGCTGAAGAATGTTATACTTTTAGTTGTGCAACAGGTGTAGAAGTTTTTAGTAGTTTTACTCAGCTTAAAGAGAAATTAGGCAAAGTTAATTGGACTGCTGGAGATGCTCCTGTAGACGGAGAAAAAGATTGTCACGGTTATCCAACTAGCTGTATTCCGTATAATCCAATGTATGACGTTAAGAATAAACTACCATTGTTTACTAAAAGTAATAAAAGTAAAAGTTTATACTGTGGTGGATATTACTGTATTGAATTTGAAAAAGGTTGGGTTAAAAGTTTTTGTCCTAAATTAATTACTATTGAACGATATAACTATAGTGGACCTTTTAAGACAGATATTGAAATGCGAACGGAGTTAAGTCGTGTCAACAACCTCTGAGCCATTAAACACTAGTGCAATACAAAATTTTATTCAACAAGTAAAAAGTGCAGAAACTAGTAATGCACGAGAAGTAAAACTAACTATACAACAATCTAAAAATCTTGCATATACTTTAGGTATTGTAATGTCAAGATTACATGGCGATTTAGAAATGTTTGTTAAGCAAAATGCTTCTGCGCCAGACGAAGAAATAGAAGTACAGTTAGATGGTGGCACTAATTGGAAGTAAACTACTAACTTAATGGTCTAAAAGAGATAAATATATGCGTAGTTAATTAAAAGGAACGCATATGAGTAGACCAAAACCTACGATAATACTGGAACATATTAATAAAAAAACCTATCGTAGTGAGCAAGTTTTAGTAGCAGAAGCAATATGGTCAGTCTTTTACAAGAACGAACCATTCAATCTCAAAAGCTCTAACATGCTTACAAACTATCCAGGACCTAAATATAAAAAGGTTTCATTTTCTAATCCAGGACATGCACACAATCTAGCTAAAAAATTAAACGATATGTTTGATTGCGAAGACTTTGCTGTACATAAACTAACTTCGGGCGAAGTAGTAACCGAAGAATGAACTGGAAAGTTACATACACTAAAATTTTCTTAAAACAACTAAACATCGCTATTAGCGAAGCAACGTTGAAAGAATATATTCCTGTTTGGTGGCAAAATAATAGATCAAAAGAAACAGGCGGCCTAAGACTTACTGACGAAGGCATACGTGTATTAACTGACGATGTACAATTATCTACATACGATGTACCATTTCCTAAAGACTTTGAACTTACAACTAATACGATTATTTGGTTAGATCAATTCATTGACTGTCCTTGGTGGTTAGGTAGACACGGAATTGTTGTTACGGACGAAAGAAAAGCAGTCGAATTAAGTCTTTTTAGCGGAGATGTTCGTAAATACGGAATAACAAAAGCATTAAATAGGCAAAATAAAGGTTGACTTCTTGTACAAAGATGTTATTATATATGTATAGTTAGAAACTAGGCACTGATAACTTAACACAAGGAATGCAAATATGGAAAATTTAGTAGTACGTCAAGTTAGCCCAAATGGGGCAAAGAAAAGCATTAAACGAGCTTTTACAAAGAAACGTCCAATCTTTTTATGGGGACCTCCAGGTATTGGTAAGTCAGAAGTAATTGAACAAATTACTGATGAACTTGGAGATAGTAAACTAATTGATATTCGTTTATCACTATGGGATCCTACAGACATTAAAGGTATGCCGTATTATAGTGCAAACGATAATACAATGAAATGGGCACCGCCAGCAGAACTTCCTACAGAAGAAGAAGCGGCGAAATACAAATGGGTTGTAGTCTTTTTAGACGAAATGAACTCTGCGGCGCCAGCAGTACAAGCGGCGGCGTATCAGTTAATTCTTAATCGTCGAGTAGGACAGTATAAACTACCAGACAATGTATTACTTGTGGCGGCAGGTAATAGAGATGCTGACAAAGGTGTTACATATAGAATGCCTGCTCCGTTAGCAAACAGATTTGTTCACTTAGAACTTCGTGTTGATTTTGACGATTGGTTTCAGTGGGCAGTACAGAACAATGTACACAAAGACGTTGTAGGTTACTTAACTTTTGCTAAGAAAGACTTATACGACTTTGATCCGAAATCACCGAGTCGTGCTTTTGCAACACCTCGTTCATGGACGTTTGCGTCTGATTTGATCGAGGACGACGACGATGAGACTACTACTGATTTAATCAGTGGTACAGTTGGAGAAGGTTTG